ATGGTTTACCATAATTGATCTAAATCAATAGTCTGCACACCTGATATATTGTATGGCTCATAAATACCATTTTCTTTTGCTGTAAGGATTTTACTCAATGCTTGTTCATTTTTAGATTGACCATACATCAATGCTTCAGGTGTAAGATCATAAACAGCATATGGGTATGGATGTATTTTTTCTTGTGCTAAGAATGAAAAGCCATCAGCTGGCAACCCAACTGCTCTACAAGCATCGACATACAAAGATGCTTGCATATGATATCTAAAGCCATTGATAGCACTTTTAAATCCTCTTGGTGAACCATCACGACAGGTTTTTAGATCCCAAGGTCTGACTCCATCATACCAATCCAATCTGGATTTGAATGGATGTCCATTCCACATAAAGCAAATTGTCAGCTCGACTTTGTGTTCTGGCTTGGGTATGAACTCACTCACTACTTCTCTGCGCTCCATACAATTGTCATACATGGTTTGTGTGATGGCAGTGCGATTACCTATACTATTTTCAAAATCCTCGAACTCTTGCTTACCTAGTTTAGTTCTACGATCAAATTTAGGCGAGATTACAAACTCTTTATCAAAGTTATGTAGCTCAAGAAATACAGTGTGCTGTACTCTGCCTTCGAGTAATGCTGGTGATTCACTAAAGCCTTTTTTGTGCTTCCATGTAAACATACAGCGGTCAGCCTCTTTTAAATCAGAAGCACGATAAGCTGGTATCTCATTGTATTCCTCGAAAGGTAAATCTTCGTAAACACCTTCTTTAAAGTCCATTATCATCCTCATTATAATCTTGGCAATACTCATCAATTAACTTTTGCAAGTACCACTGCGCTTTCTTTAAATCAGTAATTGAATTATTTTTATGTTTATGGCGATGAATGTATTTCACCACACATGCTTCTAAATGATATTTAAAATTATCACCAAGCTGTTGTTTGATGTAATCAATACATTCTACTTTTTCCTGAGTGTAATGCTCAGGATGATTAATCTCATCACTCATAAATTTTCCTAAATAAAATGTTAGGGATAGCTCTAGGTACTCGGAGAAATGTGATGATTCAAGCTATCCCCAACAAAAACTAAAATGGTATGTTGTCTTCCTCATCATCTTTAACCAATCCAGATAATCCACCACTCGCTGTTGGTGATGGTTCTGCTTTAGCTGGTGCTTTTGCACTTGCTGATTTGTACTCGATACTTTCTTTAACTATCTCTTGTAGCCATTCTGGTATTTTGTCAAAGACTTCACTCATACCAACTGTTTGTTCGTTGGTTGTACCAATTACATACTCACAATAAACATCCAGATCAAACACGACAGGATCGTTTATTGTTTTGGTAATCTTGAATTCATCTGGCTTGAATATTGCTTTGATACCAGCTCTGGTTTTACCATCTTGAGTTTCGTAATGTTCGATGTGTAAGTTAGCTGGTGCTCCAACCATTTTACTTACATCGAATCCACTCAACTCATCACTACTAAATGGCTTCCCTCGCCATGTTACAAGATCTTTATAAAGAGCAGAGTTTTCATTCAATGATGCAGTATATTTTTTACCTGTTACTAATGGACCACTGCCATCATCCATTTGCTGAGTCGGAACTTCCCAAGTTACATAAATTACTTTGCGCAACTTTGGTGGGTTATCCATGTACTGTTCTTCTCTTGTACCAGCATCGACAATGCTGTAACAGATACCAAGATGTTCACCAGCTTCAAGTATTTGAAACTGTGTAGAATTTTCACTGACTTTTAATCCCATTTTATTTCTCCATTTTTAAGATTTGATTATGTTGATATATTTTTGTATGATTATACATCTTTTTATAAATATAACAATAGTGATGATATTATGGCTTTAAAGATAAGTGGTAAAAAAGCCAAGGTTTTTGATAGACCTTTAAGTTCAGATGTTCAACAACAATTCCTAAGTTTCATGTCAGAGAATGGCATGGAAGCTGATCCCAAAAAAGGTTTGGTGATTGATGGTAGCATAGGTAGAGCTTACGTCAATCTAGGTGGTGAAAGAAAGCTGTCAGGCTGGTATCAATTGTGGCTCGATCAACAAGTACCCTTCGGGAGAGTAGGTGACTATAGAGTTTCAATGGACCAGCCTACAGCGATCTGGAAGCCTGAGAACAGAAAAAGGCAAACGATTACCAAGGCAGAAAGAGAAGAAATTAAACGATTGCAGAAAGAAGTAGAGATCAAGAAAGCAATTAAGTATTCCAAATCAGCAAAACGCTCACAGAATCTCTGGGAAGGATATAAAGACTGTGAAGTGCATCCATACCTAGAAAAGAAAAAAGTGCTTGCCTATGGTCTTAGAATTGACGATAAAGATAGGTTAGTAATCCCACTCATGGATATAGATTTATCGATAGTCGGATTACAGTACATCGATCCAGAAGGCAAAAAGTTATTCCTTACTGGTTCTAAAAAAAGCGGTAGCTTTTTTATTCTTGGGCAAGAGATCCTAAAATCATCTGACAAGATATATTTCTGTGAAGGATATGCAACTGGCGCATCTATATATAAAGACATGGAGCAACCAGTGTTTGTAGCTTTTGATGCATACAATCTATTGCCAGTGGTAGAAAAAGTATTTGAAGTAATGAAGGATCGTAAGTTTGTATTCATTGCAGACAATGATGATAGTAAGACTGGCGAGAAAGAAGCAAAGAAAGCCTGTCAATACATCATAAAGAATAAAGGCAGAGCTGAAGTTCTTATGCCAGAAACACAAGGTGATTACAATGATCATGCAAACTCAGGTGAAGGTGAGCTGATGCCACCAGCACTACAGGTGCTCGATGTGGCTAAAGAAGTTGATTTTGTTAAGTCTGAGAAAGGTAGGATGCTCAACAACAAAGACAATGTACAGGCTGTCATGCATTTGAACTCGATAGAAGCGCATTACAATGTAATTAAAAAGAAGATGGAAATCCTGATACCCAATATGAACTTTATCGCTGACATGAAAGAAGAAGCGAGTTTAATTGAGATCGAAGATCGTTGTATCAATATGGGTGTGCCACACACTAGGGTGAGAGACTATCTCAAGATCCTATCGAAAGAATATAATCCTGTAAAAGAATGGATCGATAGCAAGCCTTGGGATGGCAAGACCAGATTACAGGACTTTCTCAATACCATTGAGTCTAGGAACTCCGATGTTCTGAAAGACATGTTGCTCAAGAAATGGTTAATTAGTTGTGTGGCAGCTTGTTATGAGCAGAATGGAGTCGAACTGGAAGGAATATTAGTATTCCAAGGTGCACAAGGTTTAGGTAAAACATTATGGTTTAAGAGATTGTGTGATTACAATAAAGGCTGGCTGTTGGAAGGCGCAACATTGAACCCTAGTGACAAAGATAGTGTGAAGCGAGCAGTATCACATTGGATTGTGGAGCTGGGTGAGATCGAATCAACATTTAAGAAGTCAGACATCGATCAGCTGAAAGCCTTTGTAACAGCCAAGACTGATGAACTTAGGTTGCCATACGATAGGGCATTTACCACATATCAAAGACGCACAGCATTCTTCGCATCAGTTAATGGCAGAGAGTTTCTGACAGATAACACTGGTAATCGAAGATTCTGGGTGATATCTACCAAAGCAATTAATTTCAATCATGGCTTGGATATGCAACAAGTCTGGGCAGAAGTAAAAGAGACTTTGTATGTTGCTGGACAGAAGAATTGGTTCTTATCCCCAGATGAAAGAAATTTACTACAGGACAGCAACGAAGGGTATAGAACCCAGTCCACAGTAGAGGATTTAGTTTTAGAACATGTCAATTTTGAATCGAAGATTACTTCTCCAGTACAAATGACGAAGTTCTTGAGAGATTTAGGTATTAGTAACCCAAGGATGCCAGACTTTAAAGATGCAAATAGAATATTGCATGAAAGAGGCGTAGAGCCACGAAGGTCAAATGGCAAGAAGGTCTATGATCTCAGTTATACCAAAGTTCAGGATGAGCCATTAGGTTTTGGTAATGCATATGGAGATTGATCAAATACTGACACAACATATACATGACAATGTTCCAGACAACGAAGTTGCGTTGTTGTTGTCAGGTGGTGTGGACAGTATCAGCGTTGGTTTTTCAGCACACAGACTGGGTAAGAAAGTTACTGCTTACTCATTCAAAACTGATTTACATGACTCATATGATTACAGTAAAGCTGAAGAAGTTGCAGACAAGATGGGATGGAATTTTGTTGGTACTACAATACCTACAGGTAATTTAAAAGAAGATTTTTTCTTATTGTTAGATCAATATGATTGCGAGAAGAAAACACATTTTGAATGTATTTACCCTTTCATTTATGTGTACCCACAGATAAAAGAAAAATATGTTTTATCAGGATGGGCAGCTGATGGTTATTTTGGTTTATCAAAGAAAGCTGTTATTAACTACAGTCAAACTCTTGAGCTATTAAATCAGTTTAGAGATGATTATTTTAAAGATGAAAACAAAGCTGGTTATGACAAACATAATAATTTAGCAAAAATATATGGCAAAGAATTCATTTGTCCATATCTATGCGATGAAACGAAAAATTATTTTGTAAACAAGAGCTGGCAAGAACTTAATAAACCACAACAAAAATATCCTGTAAGGTTAGCTTTTGAAAAAGAATTTTCTTTAGTTGGAAAAGTAAAAAAACACGCTAATCTACAGCTAGAATCAAAAATAAATAATGTATTTGAATATTTGTTAGATGATGAGCAGATAAACTTTAAAGCTAGAAGTAGGATTATGGATATATGTCGAGATTGGGTAATGAGAAGGAAAACCAGTGAAATATCTTTCGATATGTAGTGGGATAGAATCAGTGGGAGTTGCATGGCATCCACTTGGTTTCGAATGTCTTGGATTATCAGAGATTGATCCATTCAGGTCAGCTGTGCTTAACTATCATTATCCAGAGGTAAAAAATTATGGGGATTTCACACAAATCGAAAGATCAGACTTGCGAGCCACTCCAGACATCCTTGTTGGAGGAACACCATGTGCTACCTTCTCAATTGCTGGACTTAGGAAAGGAATGGGAGAAGATAGAGGGAACCTCGCACTTGAGTTTATTCGCTTGGCTGAAAGGATTAAGCCGAAATGGATACTCTGGGAGAATGTCCCCGGTGTCTTGTCTAGTAACGAAGGAAAAGATCTTGGAACCTTCCTTGGAGCATTGGCAGAATGCGGGTATGGGTTCGCCTACAGGGTTCTTGACACTCAGTACATCAGAACACAACGATTTCCAAGGGCAATCCCTCAAAGAAGAAGACGTGTCTTCGTTGTCGGATGTCTTGGAGATTGGAAAAGTAGCGCAAAAGTTTTATTTGACCAAGAAGCAATGTCAACGAATCCTAGACCGTGCAGAGGAAAAAGGAGCGAAGATCCCAGCGAGCTTAAAGATGTGCATCGAGAGTTTTATAGAAAATTAGATTATAAAGGTACATTTACTGATGAAGCAGAAGCATGTGGCACTATCCCAGCTGGCGGTAGATTCTCACCACCAGAAAATTCTATGATATGCATTGAAAATCCTATTGCTTTGCAAACAGGTCATACTAAGCAGAATGGCTCAGGATTTAAGTCTGATGGTGCTATGTATTCGCTGACTGCAAGTGATAGATACGCAGTTATGTGTTTTGAACCCAACACACCAGATGGACATGCTAGAGTAGTCAAAGATGGTATTAGTCCTACATTGAATGCCATGACAGGCGGTAATCGTCAGCCATGTGTTATGACAGAGCAAAAGATAAGGAGATTAACAGTGATAGAAGCGGAGCGATTACAGGGTTTTCCAGATAATTACACCCAGATACCTTATCGTGATAAGCCTAAAGAAGAAGCACCGCAATCTAAGCGTTATGAAGCTGTTGGTCGAGCAATGTCAATTAATGTCATGGAATGGTTAGGCACAAGGATAAACATGGTACACAACAATGAAATTTGACTTCAATAAAATTAAAGACTTTGATGAACATATAGAGCTTTCTATACCTAATCTCTCAACATTAGATGTAATCTTCAGGCAAATAGCACATGAGTATGCACAGCCAGAGTCAACAGTGGTTGATCTTGGGTGCTCTACAGGGCGGTTCCTGACCTCGCTCAATAGGATCGATGGGTGTAATTATATAGGTATAGACGAAGTTGATATGAAAGGTCGCAAGAAAGAATTCACTTTCTTCCAAGGTGATCCAGAAGATTACTTTGTGCAACATGAGTTGAATAATCATGACAATGTGTCAGTAATGATAAGCATGTTCTTTTTGCAATTCTGTGGACACACAAAAAGACGAAGGCTGTTGGCAATAATGAAAGATATGATTGAGCAAGGGAGCATACTATTAATAGCTGAGAAGGTTTATCTGAATGATCCGCATCTGCAACAGTCGATACATCGATTACATATACAAGAAAAACGCAAGGGATTTACTGAAGAACAAATATTAAATAAAGATTTAGAGCTATCTAATTCGATGTTCTGTAAGACTGAAATGGAATTACAAGATGAATTAAAAGCTCTTGGTCAAGTATCGAAAGTATGGCAAAGCTATAATTTCATGGGATATGTGGTGAAAAAGTAGTGTGTCATGCTAAAAATAAGGTAAGGTACACTGTATGGTGCACTGTGGTAATAATATTGATTTATAAGGCTTTTATGCTATAGATAGTGTTAGGTATATTCTTTTATTATAATAATAATATATAGTATAAACAGTATAAGTGGCATTTATAGGGGTTATAACATATATATATAGAAAGATGGTACACACTGCACCCTTATACACTGTTGGTTAATTAGGAGAGGAAATGGAACAATTTAAATATGATAGTGAAAAGACAAGAATGGAAAATTATAGAATATGGAAAGAGATGAACGATGATGAAAGAGAAATCTTTAATGAGAAATTACTAACACCTATTCAGGGTGCTAGGTTATTCGTTAAACTATATCCAAAAGAAAAAACATTTATTATCGTGAATGATGAGTGGCGAAAGAATACGATCTGGGAGAAAAGATGATAAAGTATGCTAAGAAATTGTATAGAGGTTTAATGATTACGAAAGCTCAGATCGTGAGATTCTTCAGACTAATTTACAGGAAACTATTTGTGAGAGAATATCACATAACTATTTTCCTAGATGGTGACAAACTATTCTCTAATGGTAAACATTACATGACGATATCATTGAGTAAGATCAAGAGGATAAACAACAAACGAATTGTTGGTTTGGATAAGCAGAAGAACTATTATGAGCTCAAGTGTCGAGATCCATTTTATTACGAGATTAAGAGAAGAATGTAATGGCTAAGAAAGAAAAGAAAAGTCTGTCAGCTGTGCCTAATCAATTTGAGGAAGATAAAGAACTTGGTTTGACTAAGATGCAGTCAGGATTTGTTTGGTATTACACTGAAGGAACATGTTCACAAACAGAAGCAGCGAGGAGAGCTGGCTATGAATTTCCAGCAGTATCAGCTAACAAGATGCTCAATGGTAAAGACTTTCCTAATGTAACCAAAGCAGTAAAGATCAAACGAGATGAGTTGGCTGAGAAATATGCAATCACTCCAGCAAAAACTGGAACGATGCTGTGGAAAATTGCGGAAGATGCATTCGAAGCTGGACAATTTAATGCATCAGTCTCAGCTATCAAAGAGCTGAATCAACTGGGTGGATTGTCTGTGAATAGATCCCAGAATATCAACATCAATGCTAACATTGAGAGCATGAATCAGGATGATATCAAGGAACGATTGGGTAAACTATTTAACGCTGACATCGAAACTTACTCAACAAAAGATTTGTAAACAAAAAACTTAGCAATCGCCCTCGCCCTTAGCTGGGGTTGAGAATCTGGGAAAAATCGCCCAAAACAAAAAAAATCTAAGCAAATCAATAACTTATGTGTGTATTGATGTATATAACTCTGTGCAAGATTGTGTAGAGTCCTGTGCAGAGCTAGGCAAAAGGTTTTTTATCTGGTTCAGAGGAACCCTATGGGTTCCACATTTTACCTGTATTAGATTAAAGTTACCCCCCTACACCCCCTAAAACCACACGTCGGATATAGTTATAGCTATAGCTAAGTTAGGTACAGAAAATCACCAAAAATTTTCATGAAAAAAATTATACGTAAAATTTTACAAAGGAACCCTATTGATACTATGATTACCCAGACATGATTAACAGCAGAACTAAAGGCGCAAGCTATGAGAGACAGGTCGTAGGAATCCTGAACGAATTTTTTGTGCAAAATAATTTTGAGTATTCATGCAAACGCAACCTTGATCAATACCAAGAGAAAGGTATGTGTGATATTGCTATCCCCAATCATGCAATCGAGTGTAAACATTACAAGCAAGGTAACTGGTATAAAAAAGATTGGTGGACTCAAGTGTGTGAATCCGCCAATGGTAGGATTCCTATCCTAGTATTCAAATTTAATCGTGTACCAACTCGCGTGGTAGTACCTATCTATGCCATAAATCCTGAATGGGAAAAAGATAATGATAGTGTAGCAGTGCTTTCATTGGATCAGTGGCTTGATGTTCTGAAAAAAAATTGGAATTACTATGGACAGCGACATTAATTCAGCACCCATTGGTGATGCCGAAGCAGTTGTAGATGGATTGTTTGGTTTAATCTATCTTTATCCATCAGATTATTTTATTGTATTTGGATCCCTATCTCTTTTCGCAATCTATGGTTTGACTATTTACGCTGGCATTAAATGGATCCAAAAGAAATTTAAAATAGATTAAACTTCATGGTACACTTTTGGCATGGTCGCATCAGTACATCCATCAGTAATCAAAAGACTAGCCAGTACAGGAGAAAATCTGCCACTTGCTGATCCTGATTTTTATAAAGGTATACCATCTGCTGTGGCTGGAGTGCCAGCTGATACAATAAATCTTCTTGCAGACTTAAACAAAGCTCAAGCTCAAGTTGAACAAGGTGAAGATTTTTTACCTTCCTTCCTTGGCGCTATGGGTGAAAATCCATATGAAGATCGCTTTGGCACTTCAGAATATATACAAAGTTTATTGGGTGGTGATCCACAATCAGGAGCTTCCACTGCTGGTTATTTATCAACAGCAGCAATTAATCCAGCTCTAGGATTGAAAGCAGCGTTACCTTTGATTGTTGCTGGAACAAAAAATGTTAAGAGAATAAAAAAAGGATTAGAAAGTCTTAGCGGAGAGCCTAGTTCTAAAAAAACTATTTATCATTCGACAGATGAAAATTTTGAAGTTTTTGATGTAAACAAATCAGCAGATGGATCTATTTGGTTCTCTGATGATCTTGAGAAAGTCACAGGTGGTTATGAAGGAGCAACAGGAAGTAAGCGAGTTGTAAAAAAAATGATTGATGAAAATAATTTAAAATTAGCTGGTTATGATGAAGCTGATAAATATTTTAACGATCAGCTAATACAAATGGGATATGATGGAGTTAAATATGAAGATGCTGGCAGTGATACTGTATATCAAATATTTAACCCAGAAAAATTACAAAGCACTAAACCCATCAATATAAAAAGATCAGCACCAGATAAAGATACTTTTGATGCTCTTAATATTACTGATGAGGGTATGAAAGAATGGAGAGCTGGTAGACAAGGCGCAAAACTTTTAAGAAACAAAGAACTCGAAGATGCATCTTTCAATTTAGCAAATGAATCCATACCCATGGAACAGCGTATTGAAAGTTTTCAAAGCGCATTAAAAAAGGCTTATCCATTAGAAGAAAGTAAATATACAGTATCACAATTTCAAGAAATCATTAACACTTTACCTACCCCTAAAGAAATAGCCATGGCAGTTGGAGCAAAAAGCAACAAAGGGGTTATAGGTGTAAACGATACTTTAAAATCTGGCGATGTAATTGAATTAAGATTGGATATACCAGCTTACACAAATACCAATACTTGGGTTGTAACTGCACACAAAGAAGCAACAGAAAAAGCAAGAAAAGCAGCACCAGTGATTGGCTATGGCAGTACAGGTTATATAAAAAATGTCACATTCGAAAACATGGATGTTGGGAGAACCTTCCAAGTTCAAGCTGGCGATGCTCAAAAATTTCCGATGTCAACCATGAAAGGTGAGTGGGTAGATCATGATCCAAAAGAATTAGCAGAGTTAGCAAAAAAACTTATTGATGATCCTGAGTGGACACAAGTTGGATTTAACCCCAAGAAAAGTTTAACTTTCTATGAAAGAGGAACAATGAACCCTGTATTAGATGCTGAAGAAGTCATACAGGTTGGAAATTTTGTTTTAGCTAAAAAAGCTACCCTAGGTAAACCGATGGAAAACATTTATGAGGTTGGCGAAAAAGGCATGAAACTTACAATGCCAAATACAAAAGGTGTGGGGAGAGCGACAGAGGTAGGTGAAACAATACCAGCTGGAACAAAGATACCATTTTCTGGTGGCGGTCTAGTAGAAAGCATAGATATCTTCAAATGAAATTTGTGATATTATATTTTAAACACATTTAACTGGAGAACAAAATGCCAAAAGTAGGAAAGAAAAAATTTCCATACACTAAAGCTGGTTTGAAAGCTGCTTCATTAGCTAGAGGAAAGAAGAAAGGAAAAAAGAAAGTAACTAAAAGGAAATAAAATGGCTGGACCTAAAAAGAAGACGCATAAAACTAAGTCTGGAAAAATTGCTAAGAAAGGTTTGTATTACAACATAAACCAAAAGAAAAAAGCTGGTAAAAAAATGCGTAAGAAAGGAGCTAAAGGAGCCCCCACTGCTGGAGCTTTTAGAAAAGCAGCGAAGACTGCACAGAAAAAGTAATGGCTACCAAGCGCAAAGCCAAGCCGATAAGAAAAACCACTACAGGCAAAGGTGCTAATTACAGACCTACTAAGTCTGGAGCTGGGATGACCAAGAAAGGTGTAAAAGCCTATCGTAAGAAGAACCCCGGCTCGAAACTACAGACTGCTGTTACTGGTAAGGTTAAGAAAGGCAGTAAAGCTGCCAAGAGAAGAAAGTCATACTGCGCCAGATCTCTTGGTCAGCTTAAAAGAAGTTCTGCCAAAACTAGAAACAATCCTAATTCAAGAATCAGACAAGCTCGAAGAAGATGGAAGTGCTAGGATTTTTTCTTTGTGTTTCTTAAAAGCATCGATTAAATCATTATAAGCATTCACATCGAGATTTTTAATTGAACCAATTGCCTCTTTGTTCATTGTGTAATAACTATTCAAAGACTCAACTGTGTCAGCTCGATCCATAAATGTTTTTACAATCTGTGCTAGATCTCTAGCT